GTTGTGGTCAATTGTGGTAGCCACAGTCATTGTGAAGACCAAGAAAACCACTATTGCGGTCAAGGAAGAACCAATGCAGTTCAAGCATGTTGCTGATCTCGTGGATGAACAAATGCGAGACTGGCAGCGTGGGGCAATGAGGGACATGGTGGATTTTTTCAACCGCCTGAACAACAGGACGAACGAGAGGATGAGGTTGGAAAATGACCGCATCACCAGTGAGCTGAATGCCGTTACAAGTGTGCAAAAAGAACTTGCAGACGGCTACCGTGAACTGAAGAGTAGTTTGCATTGGCTTATGGGGCACGTTTCAGCTTTGACAAATGACACAAATGTGAGAGACAAGGCGCTTCAAGACTTCCAAGAGAAAATGGAAGACACCGTGCATGACACGCGTGCAGTCCTTGACGCACGTATCAATGAGATGGAAGGGAGGCTGGCCGACAGCTTCCGCTTCTTTCAAGATCGCATGTTCAGCATGGTTGACACTCTGGAAGACAGATGGGTGTCCAATGTTACAACCCCGACAAGTGATAAGCGTTATGGTGCTGAAGTCGGGATTGTCATTGTCCTCGCTTTGTGTTACTTGTTTAAGAGGGTGGTGTTTGGTATGTCCAACAAAAGGAAAGTCAATCGTTGGCTTGATGTTGAGGCGGGGCAGAAGACGCGGAGAGTCCGCGCTATAGAGGATTTTGTGGTGTACCACAAGACACCAATTGAAGAGTCCACGGTTGGAACATGTTCGAAGTGCCGTATCGGTGCTAAATTGTTGTTCCCAAATGCTAAAATCAAGGACGGTTGGCCGGTGTGTCTCTTTCATGACTGTCCTTTTGATTATGACAAATATGTCACACCGCACCACCTGTATAGTCTGGTTGAGCTTGTTTTCGAGGATTTGGAAGCCAAGCACAAGCAGCAAAGAGGTGGTGTGCGTGTTGCTGGTGTCGAACCAAATGAGGACAGGGCTGTCCAAGTTGAAGTCGTCAACGAATCTAAGACAGATCGTGTCCGGCATAGTGGTAATGATGTCTTGGATACACCTGTTGGAGATGACAGAGCGACAGCTCCGAGAGAGAAACACAGGGTATATGCTTACCATGAAGTGGCTGACAGGAGGTCCCCCAAAGCAAAGGACCTGATGGCGGCTTTCGTGCGTGCAGCTATCAAAATACTGCAAAAACGAGAAGATGACCTTATGACGTGGGACATCGGCGAAAAGCGTGGCGAGAGTGAGGAACGTGGGTTCACTCAGGTAATGACCAGTTTTAGGGATCTTGAAAGTGCTTTCAATGGCATCTTTGGATCAGTGCTGGCCATGACCGGTGACCCCAACCAAGCCCCTTGGGTCACTGCAGCTCGTGGGTGGATCATGGCAGAGTTTCGAAGGATCATCAGCCAGGCCACGAACAGGCAAGTTTGGGACTTTCCTTCTGTCAGATCTCTGGAAAGGTACCTTGATGTGCTTGATCGCCCAGTTGTAGTTGTTGACGACAGAGATGTAAGGCCGGCCAAGCTCATTGACATGCTTGGAAAGGGTGTTGGTGAGAATTGGGCTGACCTCATGGACGAGGATGATGACATGCCGGAGGCTGCTGGTGGGTACAAGAAAGTCTTCATTCGGGACGGGCACAACTTCAGATTGGTGACACAAGATGATGCCATAACACACTGTTCTCAGATGTTCGCGACCAATGTGCAAAAGATGCGGGAACGCATGGACAAGGAAGCGAAAGAAGAGATCGTTGAGTCCAGTGTTGTTGAAATAACGAGACAGTTCTGTGAGAAAGTTAAAGATGCTTCAGGACTGAGTCAGTTGGTTGGCATTATAACAGAAGCTGTCGAAAAACTTGAAAAAGTGAAGCCATGGTGTTCAGGCACGTTCCCATACAATGGTTACAAAGTTGTGTGCCCTGGAAAATACGGTCACGATGGCTCATGTCTTCAGGAGGCCAAGAGGATTGCACGTTTGGTCAAGTCAGACCAATGCCGTTGGTGCGCAAACGCAGAGGTTTGTGCAATGCACGATGCGGGTGAGTTTGTCAGTCCGCAAAACATCATAAAAAGTGGTGTTGGGGATGATGGAGCAGAATCCAGTACTTTTAAAGGAGGTGATGATAAGCCAGTCCAAATTGAATGGTGTGACGGGACTTACACGGTGACAGGTCATGAAGTTCGATGTTCTGCTTGCAAGGGGCACACAGGCAAGTGTTGGGTTGCTTCAAAGACGCAGCAGCCGTGCCGGTGGTGCCAAGATGATCTCTGTGATTTCCACAGGGTTGGCAAAGAGGCTCATGAAAAGAACACGATCGCCAAGGCTGCAGTAAAACCAGCAAGTGGAAAGTGTTTCTTTGGTGTCAGATGCCGCAGGAAGAATTGTGCCTTTGACCACTCAGAAGATAAACCTGAGGCCGCATTGCCGAACAACAAGAGTGTTGATCTGCATAGTCATACCGTCAGGGTGGAGTGGGAGTGGCAAGATGAGGTATATGTACAGTCTGGGTTCATCACCAACAGTAGTTCGGGGTTTTTCCTGTTGCGCGTGCCTCGTCACTGCAAAGAAGGTGGCCAGGCTGCTGACGTGCATGAAATGCTGAGAGACGCAGAGCGCTGCAGGCTCACGAGACCGAATGGTGATTGTAATGAGTTTGAGGTGCTTGAAAAGCGCCATGCGAGCGGCAAGGATGACTATTGGGTTAAGGTCAAGAACACCCATAAGTGGGTTGTCCCTGCCGCTCCCCTGTATGGGACATTCGACGCAATGGAAGAAGCATTGACTAGAGTTACCAAGACAGGCAAGGTGGCAGCTACTGCGTTGGTCTGGCGGAATGGAAAATTCGAAGTGGCTGGTGGTGAATTGGTGAGTTTCAAAAACTCAAAAGCTATACAGTATGCCTTTTCTACTCAGGATGGGGACTGTGGTACACCTATTGCAGTTTCCACAGGCAGGTTCGTTTGTGCACATCTGAGGGGCATGATAGATAATGTCAGCCCAGCAGGGGAGTTTTTGTCCCTGCCACCGAGTGATGCCAACAAGTGGGTAGTAGCAGAGTTTTGCAAGAGGCATTATACTCCCGCTGGCAGAATGCAGGGGGAGGAGTGCGGGCTCCCACAAGGGCCCAACTTTCGAAGCTTCATGGGTGGCAATGAAGAGCGCAAGATGTATCCATTGCGAAAGGACGTGATGGATTACACTGGCGTGGGTGTTGATTATTATATGATGCGCCCGAGCACATCCATGAACAAGAAAGAGCTTCAAAAGTTTGGTTACAAAGGTCCGAACGGCGAGAGTTTTGTTGGTGATAGAAAAAGGTTCTACACTGATGTTGTGTTGAACTACGATCATGCGGTACGGGTTGAGGCTGATCTTTCGTTCCAGAGGCTGCTGGCACTTGCGAGAGAGTTGGCATTGTTGCCAAA